AGGTTTATTTAACCCTGCTAATACGTTAAGTCCACTATACGGAAAAATATTACCAATGCGTAAGATTAGATTTATAGGTACTTTTGCAGGACAAGAGTACGCATTAGGATCTATGTACGTACAGTCGTGGAAATACACCTCGCCTACAGGCTTTGACCCTGCCTTTGTAGATCTAAACTGCGTGGATGGATTTCAGTTACTCAACCTTGCATCTATATCCACCGTCACAGGTGGTACGGCTGGACAGACTACAGCGCAGCGCATTACTAGCATCTTAGACGCCGCTGAGTGGCCTGGCGGTATGCGTGCTATATCTACGACAAGTACCACTACGGTACAGGCTGATACAGGCACTACGAGGACAGCACTGGCAGCCTGTCAAACGGTCGAGGCTACAGATCTAGGAGCCTTTTACATTAACCAGCAAGGCTACGCCACCTTTAAGTCTAGGGAGGACATAATTACAGCCTCTGGAGGTACGTCTACTGTCTTTAGTGATACAGGATTACCAGGGACTATTACATACCAAAAAGTAGCTTTCGATTTATCAGATTTTGGACTTATCAATAGCTGCACTGTTACACGTACTGGCGGTACGCCTCAGACAGTAAATAACGTCGACAGCATAGATACATTTTTTAAGCATAGCCGTAATCGCAGCTCTATAGCGCAGACCGATACAGATGCCTTAAATCAGGCGCTTATGATCGTAGCAAGTCGCCAGGAGGTAGGAGCAGACCTACGCCTGGAATCTTTAACCTTAGATGCATATGATGGTGCTAGCCCAGACCGCGTTACTGCAGCTCTGGAGCTAGACGTCTATGATCCCATTACCGTAATACAGGTGCTGCAAGGTGGCAACGTAGAGAGCGATACGGTAATAACTGGCGTCGCTTATGACATTACCCCTAATTCTTTTAATACTACTTTTACCACCGCGCAACCGTTCGCGAGTGGGTTCGTGCTAGACTCTCTAGTAGATGGCCTACTGGATGAGGACTCGCTCGCTTACTAAGGAGATATAAATGGCTGCAGGTTTAGGATTTAAGAATTTTCAGACAGGAGAGGTACTTACCTCCGCGGACGTAAATGGCTATTTAATGCAAGGCGTCTTAGTTTTTGCTAGTGAAGCTGCTAGAGATGCTGCTATAACATCACCGCAAGAGGGACAGTTCGCATACACAAAAGATAATAATAGTCTCTGGTATTACACAGGCAGCGCGTGGGCAGCAAGTGGCGCGACAGGCGATATAGAGGGTGTTACAGCGGGTACAGGTATTAGCGGCGGTGGCACTAGCGGCACGGTAACTATAACTAACTCTATGGCTACAGAAATTACGGCTAAAGGTGATTTAATTGTAGGCACAGGTAACGCAGCATTTGATAATTTAGCGGTAGGTGCAAACGGCACAGTTTTAACAGCCGATAGCACAGTATCGCCTACAGGGTTAAAATGGGCTGCTGCTGGTGGCGCATCTGGTCTAACTCTTATTACTAGACAAACTGTTTCAAACGCTGCCGATACTGGCTCAAGTTTTGCAAGCGTATTTACTTCAACTTATGATACTTATTTAGTTATCATTGAGAACAGCGCGGCCAACGCAAATATGCTACATATGCAATTAAAAAACGCTGGCGGTAATGTAACCTCATCAGATTATTATGGCAACTCTGCTTATGCCCTCTATAACGCATCATCTTTTAGTTTTAATAATACTAACGCGGCAGCAGCATATAATCTTTTAGGAGCTACTAGCGCAGATACTAGAGCTACTATCTGGATTAACGGCGTAGGAAATACAAGCGAAAGAGCTACTTGGTCAGGTAACGGCTTTGAGGGCAACAATAATCGCATTTATACCTTTGCAGGTGAAATAGTTATAAGTGATACTTTCACAGGCTTAAACTTTAAGATGGCATCTGGCAATATAACCCTAACCGCAGCAATATACGGATTGGCTAAATAATGATAAACACAATTGAAGAAATAATAGATGTAAATGAAACAGCTGCACAAATTAAAGCAAGGTTGAAGTCTCAATTTCCTAGCCTAAGAACAGGCAACGAAGAAGCAGGATATACAGAACTAAGCGATGAAGCCTATGATGCAAAAATTGAAGAGTGGGTGGTAGCGCATTTAGCTAAAATTGAAAATAAAAAAGCAGAAATAGCAAAGGCCACCCAAAAGGCAGCCCTGCTAGATCGGCTAGGCATTACTGAGGATGAGGCTAAACTGCTTCTAGCATAATCTTGAGGTATAGTTCCTGTCTATGGTAGACGACATTTATCCCATAACTAGAACTATTGACGATCAAATAGACGACTTTGAGGCTGTAGGCTTATAGTTATGGAAAAAAGCGCTAACGGATGGCCTGCCTCTGCAGATGCAGAAGCGATTAACATAGTTCGTAAGCGCGTCCCTGGTACAGATCTAAAGCTACGTGTAGCTAAACCTGTAGCGCCTTTACTAATTGGTTTTGCTGCAGAATTTCATAAGCTAGTCGAGCCTATAGATGAAAGTAAAACCCTGGACGACTGGGGCTATTGCTATCGCAAGGTTAGAGGATCTAATACCGTAGTCTCTAATCACAGTAGCGGTACAGCTATAGATCTAAATGCTACTCAACATCCTCTAGCGGCTGTAGGTACTTTTAACGAGGAGCAAGTAAGGGTAATTAACCGTTTATGCCGTAAATATGGTCTAAGATGGGGCGGTAATTATCGTAACCGTAAGGATGAGATGCATTTTGAGATAGCTCTAAATGCAGTGCAAGTCGAGACCTTGATAAGAGGTTTAGAAATGGAGACCGATGAAAACGAAACAGAAAAAACAGATCAAGACAGCGCAAGAGGTGGCGGCTTCCTGGGCTCGCGCCGCGCTTAGCGCAGCTCTAGCTTATTACTTAGCTACTGGAGATTTAACTGTAAAAGGTTTAACTAGCGCTGCGGCAGCTGCCGTATTACCGCCTCTTATGCGGTATCTAAATCCTAAGGATTCTTTAGGACGTGGATAGTCTTTTAATTCAGCTAGGCGTTATAGCGGCTGCGACCATATCAGGGGTAGCCGCTATATTCGCCTCACGTGCAGAAAAGAATAGCCGCCCAGTCTCTAACGGTTTTGCTGAGGAAGTGTTAGGCGATTTACGTGAGCTAAGGCGTATGCTTTTCACACATCTTAAAGACCACGATCGAGAGGGACAAAATGCAAAAAAGTGTATTCATTGTACCAACCAGGGGAAGGCCACAAAACGCAAAAAGGCTTCTTAAAGCCTGGAAAGATACTAAAGCTGTAGCAGACTTATATTTTGTCTGCGATATAGACGACTGGTCGTTACGCGATTATCAAGCGATAGACGACATAAATATAATAACTAATCACATAACCGCCGCTGGTATGGCTCAGCCTCTTAATATGGCTGCGATGCTTTTACTCGACGATACTAAATACGATCGGTATAGCTATTTTGGATTCTTAGGCGATGATCACTTACCACGTACTGATTTTTGGGATTACCTCTTAACATTACAGATACCAGGTAATAGACAAGGAATAGCCTACGGTAACGATTTACTGCAAGGAGCTAATTTACCTACTGCCTGTTTAATGACCAGAGGCATCGTAGAAAACCTTAAAGGTATGTGTCAGCCTAAAGCTAAACACCTGTATCTAGATAATTTTTGGAAAAAACTAGGACAAGATATCAACGGCCTGTTTTACTCAGAAAACATAGTAATCGAGCATATGCATCCATTAGCTAGTAAGGGTGCTATGGATGATCATTACGCACGCGTTAACTCTGAGCAATATTACAGCCACGATAGATTAATTTACGAGGATTTTATAAACAGCCAATTTTATAAAGACCTAGTAGTAGCTTTGTCGTGAAAATATTAATAACTGGTAACAGAGGTTTTGTAGGTCGTCATTTTACATACGCTTTATTAGATCATAACGTCACATATGTCGACATAAAAGACGGAATCGATGCTAGGGATTTCTTTAGACGCGATGACACCTATTTCGACCTTTTGATACATCTTGCGGCAGTCGTAGGAGGTAGGCAAACTATCGAGGGTAGTCCGCTATCTCTGGCGGTGGATTTATCAATAGATAGCGAAATGGCATCGTGGGCTATGCGTACACAACCTGGACATATTCTTTATTTTTCCTCTAGCGCTGCATATCCTGTAGAGCTACAGACACTAGAGCTAAAAAGGATGCTAACAGAAAACGATATAAATCTAAATGATATACGCCTGCCAGATTTTACTTATGGCTGGGCTAAATTGACTGGAGAGATGCTCTGTGAACATCTAAGGCGTGAAGGTTTAACGGTTACAGTACTTAGACCTTTTAGCGGTTATGGTGAGGATCAGAGCCTGGAATATCCATTTCCTAGCTTTATGGAAAGAGCTGGTCGTAAGGCCGATCCCTTTACCATCTGGGGATCAGCTCTAACTACTAGGGACTGGATACACATAGAGGACATAGTAGAGGCCTCTTTACTATTGGCTAAAGACCGTATGAGCATAAACGTAAACCTATCGACAGGCAGGCCTACGACCTTTATGGAGCTGTTTAACCTAGTAGCTCGTCAGGTG